AATCCAGGTGCTTTGTATCCCACATTGGTTAAAAGCCAATCAGGAGGATCTGGTCCTTTATATATGTCCTCCGTTTTGGTTCAAATGGCAACAAAACAAGAACGTGTAGGAAAATCAGATAATAAAAATGCATTAGACGATGTTACACCTTTGTCTAAAGATGTAAACGGTTTAACAATGAGAGCATTGACAACTAAAAATAGATTTATTCCTCCGTTTTTGGAATGCGAAATGTATTTGAATTTCAAATCAGGAATTTCTAAATATTCTGGTTTGCTTGAAATGGCAGAAGGCTATGGTATTGTCCATAAACAAGGTCATCGTTATGCATTAGGTGAAGAAGTCTTGGGATTTTATAAAGATTGGAAAGATGATGATACAGTTTGGGCAAAAATTCTTCCAAAACTTGAAGAAAAATTAAAACTAGAACTTAAATTTAACAAAGAAGTGGTTTGAAATGAACAAAAGTTTGCCATTAGATTTAGAATTTTTTGAAAAAGTTCTAATATATAATGCACTTTTTGACAGAGTTTATCTGGAAAGTGTTATAAATTATATAAAACCTTCTTTCTTTAAAGATAAGAATATCAAAAGTGTATTTGAATCTTTAAATTCTTATTATTTAGAATATAAAACAGTTCCAAATATTACAGAATTAAAAACTCATCTAATAGAACAAGAAAAAAGAGATTGTTTAAAAAATGTAATTTTATCGATTCAAAATTTAGATAAAAAATACAATAAAGATATTTTATTAAAAAATACTGAAAGATTTTTAAAAGAAAAAGCCGTATTGAGCACGGTAATAAAAACACATTTGAATGTTCAAAGCGGAGAAGTAGATACTTCTAAAATTTTAAAAGATTTTGAAGAAGCTTGTAACATTTCTATTGTTGATAGTTTGGGGTTTGATTATCTGGAATCTATTGATCAGCATTGTGAAGATTTACAAAAGGTATTCAACGTAATACCTACCGGATGGAAATGGCTCGATGATAAATTGGGTGGTGGATTGATGGCAGAGGGACGAGCATTGTATGTTTTTTTTGGAACTACAAATGTTGGAAAATCCATATTTTTAGGTAATATTGCTACAAATTTACTAAGTCAAAATAAAACAGTTGTTTTAATTTCTTTGGAAATGCCGGAACAAATTTATTCCAAAAGAATCAGCGCACAATTATCTAAAATACCTTTTAAAGATTTGTCTTTGCAAATAAATCCTCTTAAAAGTTATTTGAATGAATATAAAATTAAAAACAAAAGTGCAAAATTAATAATAAAAGAATTTCCTCCTAAAACTATAAGTCCTTTAAATATAAAAACTTACATAGAAAAATTGCAAAAAAATGGAATTGTTCCAGATGCTATAATCATAGATTATTTAAATCTTTTGGCTCCTGTAACAAAAGGAACAAATTCGTATGAATCCATCAAAGAAATTACAGAATATACCAGAGCATTATCATATCATTTTAATTGTCCAGTAATTTCTGCTACACAAGCAAATCGAGCAGCATATCAAACGGCAAATCCTGATATGGATATGACAAGTGAATCGATGGGTTTGTCTCATACGGTTGATGCACAAATTTCTATTTGGACAGAAGAAGAAGATTTTGAATTAGGTATAATTCACATGGGTATTGTTAAAAACAGATTCGGGCCTAGACAATGCCATACTGTTTTAGAAATAGATTATGATACTTTGTCGTTAAGAGATCCAGATGACATCGCTAAATCTTTTACAGTCAAAGGAACATCACCTAAAAACTTATCAAGTGATACAAATCCAAGTATTACCAATACATTAGAATTAATAGAAAGTTTAGAATTTGATGATGAAAAATGACTATACGTGATTAAATAACATCATATAGAATAAACAGTATCAACTTTTTACAATAAAATTGTATTTATAAAGTTGACAAAATTTATTAAATCATTATGATTATAACATCATCTCAACAATTTGAAGAATCAATAAATCCCACAGAATCAATAAACATTGAAGAATTTGAAGAAATTACTTTAAAGGTCGGTTCCTTTATTTGTATTTCGCGGAGGAAAAAAATAAATTTTTTAAATTTTTTAAAACTGTTGGTAGATGATAAAAAAACACAAAAAATATATTTTGAATTGTTGGGGGAATCAAATTTACAAAACATTATCAGAGCTTATTTGAAATCAACACCGAATGTATATAAGAAAATATTTCGATCAAAATTAAACAAAAAGAAAAAAAATGTTGACTGACTTGCAAAAAAAAATTTATAACAATTTTTTAAAAAATTTAAGACACAATCAACCGTTTAAATACAGAAAAGATTTTACAGATTTTGCGGAAAAAGAATTTTACACTCTTAAAAAATTAGAACTTTTTTTTCAAAAATACAATCATATAAAAATAGAAGAATATTTCGAAGCTCCTAGATTTTTACATCCTGACGAAAAATATCCTTTTTTAGATTATTTCATAACAAGACCCGCTATTCGAACATATTCAATTTATAAAAAACAAAAAGAAGATGAAAATCCAGAAAAACAATTTGATGATATCAAAGATAGTTTACGTTTTATCGGAATGTTTTGTTTTAAAAATAAAATTGATTTGAAAAGTTATTTCAAACACAAAACAGGATATATGTTTTCTTGGTTAAATCATTATAGAGAGCACAAAATCAATCCATACAGTTTGATGGAACTCGGAGATATTAATTCTGTTTATTCTCATTTAACAGAAGAAGAAAGAGAACTTTTTTCAAATACTATGTTGGAAAAATTTGAAACATTTAAAACCCGATACCACACATCCACCAAAACTAAAAATTACGTTAAAGAGATTACAAATAAAGTTGAAAATTTCTTAAAAAAAGAGTTGCATAACAAATAATTTCTGATAATATATAAATATATGAGCAAATATACATCATCGTTATTCGAATCAATCAAAGAAACATTGACTAAAAACACAAGCACAGAAAGTGCATTTAAAGACTTTCTTAAAATGGAAGTCGATAAGACATACATTGTTCGTCTTATCCCAAATGTTAAAAATCCGGAAAGAACATTATTTCACTATTATAATCACACATGGAAAAGTAACTTAAATAATCAAGTTGTTTCTGTCTTGTGTCCAAATACTTACGGAGACCGTTGTCCTATTGATGAATATCGTTCTAAGATTTATAATGGAAAGAATGAATCGGAAATTGACACAATTCGTCCGATTAAAAGAAACGAAAATTGGTTAGTTAATGTCTTTGTTATCAAAGACCCAACAAATCCAGAAAATCAAGGAAAGGTAAAAATTCTTCGTTATGGTAAACAATTGGCAAAAATTATCGAATCTGCAATTTCTGGTGATGATGCTGATGAATTTGGAGAAAAAATCTTTGACCTTTCAGAAAAGGGATGTAATTTGAAAATCAAAGTAGAAAAAAATGAAGGAGGATATGCAACTTATGTTGGTTCCAAATTTATGTCTCCTTGCAAATTAGAAGGAAATGAAAATGTGGATGAATTGTACAATTCTACCAATGAATTAGACGCTATTTTTGAACACAAATCTTATGATGATATTAAGAAATTATTTAAGGTTCATTTCTTGGGAGAAGTCGAAGATTCTAAACCCGAAGAAGTCGTAAGAGAAGATCGCCGTGAAGAAATTGCAGTTTCTAATATTAAAGAAACTGTAAAAACAGAAAGCATTTCTTCTGATGATGAATTGTCAGAAGAAGATAAAAAAATGCAAGAAATTTTGAACGATCTTTAATAAATGAATCCATCCAGAGAAGATCATCTAGAAGCTGCAAAGCTTGCTAAATCAATTAGCTCTCAGCTTAATATGATTGATAGATTTTCAACGGAAAGAAGAGATTTACCGGCAAATAGAATAGACATTAATAAATTTATTGCACAAGTTGTGCAACCAAATTCTATTGTTGCAAACAACAATAGAGGGTATATTCCAGAAGATATGGTACAAAAAATGGTACCTGATAATTCACTTTATAGTAAGCCTGAAAATTTACCACAAAGTATTAATATAACCCAACCCCCACAACAACAAAACAAAGAAGCTCCAGAGCCTATTGTGGCTCCGCAACAACCAATACAACAAGCCTCTAATAACACAAACTATCAACTTTCAGAAGATAAAGTCGATAGCTTAGAAAGAATTGCTAAAGCAATGGAGAAATTTGTTGACTGTTATGTAAAATATCATACAATAGAAGATAAAGAAAAAGTCTTAAATGAGTGATATTGTCTTACCCGTTCCTAAAACATATTTGGAAAAATTTTTAAAACCTGTTAGTAGAATCAGTGAAAGTTGTATTTTAAAATTTTCCGAAGATTTGCTTTATACTGTTTGTGCTCCACCAAACAATTCTTTGATTTTATATGCAGCAATCAAATTGCCTATTAAAGTCGAAGCACAAAAACTTAATATAATTAACATCAAAAAACTTTTAACTGGATTTGATTGTCTAGGAGATGATGGAGAATTTTCTATGGTTCTTAATAAGAACCACATAAAATGTGAAATGTTCGATTCAGATACGAACGATGGAGTTCATTTTAAATATCATCTTGTCGATGATGGTATTATCAAAGAATCAACAGTAAACATTCAAAAAATAGCAAAATTAAAGTTTGATACAGAATTTGAAATTTTTCCGGAAAAAATAAAAAAAATAATTTCGGCATACTCCTTTGCCTCTGATGCATCTAAAATTTACTTTTACAGTAAAAATAAAAAAATTTATGGTGAAATTGATGATAAAACAATTCAAAATATTGACAATCTTTCGCTTTTAATATCCCCCAAAACCATTGGAGAAGATTTACAAAATCCTTTGCCAATCAATATAGAAATATTTAAAAACTTATCAATGACAAAAAATCCAGTAAAGGTAAAAATAAATAACGAATTCAACGTGTTTGTCTTCCAAGTACAAGAAGAAGAAAATATAGATTTAAAATATATCGTTTCTGCACTTGTTAAATAACTAAATTAGAATAAATTATTTTATGGCTAGAAATAAAATAACAACTGTCAGTTACTTCATAAAAAGATTACGTGATTCTGGTTACATTTGCGATAAAATCTTTACAGACTATTCTGATTCAGATCCCAGATGTTGGACCGTTATTGTTGATCCCAGATTTTCATCTGTTCTTATAACGTGTTATAATAATAAAAATTATTTAGGAGAAGAATACTTTGAAATTACAGACGGAAATCAATTTATTCCGGAAAATTTTAAAATTAAAACTTCTTCTGTTGAAGTTTTAATAGAATATCTCGTAAAATTCGGTATTAATAATAAATCAAATAAGTATAATAAAGATTATGGCAACGCCGAAAAAGAATAAAAAAGTGTTAAAACAATCGCAAATGCCATCACTGTCTGCAGATGTTTCATTGGAGTTCACAGCAGAAAAAATTTTTGACGAAGTTAATAAAAAAGAATTACAAAAAAGTTTGGACCGTTGGCTTAAAGAAAACCAATCCCGAAATGCTATTGCTATGCGAGATCTTGGTTTGTTAAAATCAATTGTAGCTGAATATTTGGACGCTTTTATAGTTTTTGGCTATAACTTGGAAGGCGAGAGAGTAATTTTACAAAATTTTCAAAAAGCCAGAGATAGAGATGCGATAATGGAATTTTTGAAAACTATTTTTATCAAACAGCAACAAGAAAATTTCTTAGATTAAAATGCCTTTTTATCAGAATCCATACGTAAATCAAAATTATATTTTACCAACATATTCCGCATTAAGTGCGTTTCCTGCTGCAACATCAGGTTGGAATATTTTGGAAAGATTTGATGCTACTCCCTATTTGTGTCAACTTTTGAAATTGGCAAACATACCAAATGTTGATCCAGTTATTCGGATAGAAAATGAAAATGGATTTGATTATGAACATTATTTAGATTCTTTTTATGCACAACTCAGTTCAATGCGAAGCGATTCTCGCGTAAGTTTTGGTGATGTTTGGACTGAAGTATCTACAGTATTTTTACCTCGTTCTTTAACGCAAATTGAAATTGCCCAAGCAGGGGGATGTCAAGTTATTAATAATTATATTTGTGATGCAAATGGAATAAAAATTAAAGAAGCATCCTCTTCTTGTAAAGAAGGTGAAGAGTTTTTAAAACCAATTTCTAGTCAAGAAATAACAAATTTTGTTACAGATTATATTCAAAATAGATATAATAGCTATTCTGATGGTTTTGTTGAATATATCAATAAAAATTATAGAAGTCAGGGATGGACAATAAAATTAATTTTTTATAATAAAATATATTTCTTTTATGTTGAAGCTTCAAAAGTAATGACAAGAGTAATAAACGGGGTGAATACACAATTCACAGACAAAAAGTTTTTCAAATATTATCAAGATTCAAAACATTATATATCAGAAAAAATGGGAATTCCCATTACAGTAAATAGTGGTTTTGGATTTGATGAAGAGCCGGAAAATTATGTAGAATTATCAGAAGCTATTGTTTTAGATCCCATTCCAGATTATAGATTGCTTTAACATTTAGTTTCATCTATCTTTTCCGAGTTTTCGTTTACAGTTAAATTTGTGATATCTATCGGACAATCTGTATCCAAACTAAATCTTATTTTATCTGCAGGTTGAATTTGTCCTTCTGAATCATAACTCCATTGTCCGGATGAAACATTTGGTGTAATGTTTACAAAATCGTAATCTCCATAAGCATCACTACCAATTATTCCAAACCTTGCATTTCTAGCAACAACTGCTTGAGATGCATTACTATTTGGAGATCCGAAACCAAATCCAGCACCACCACAAGATCCTCCATAGGATTTTGGGCCTGGTGTAGGACCGTCAGCAATTTCATTAGCAGGTGTTGGTACGTGACTACCATCAGTCGCAGCACTACCCCACGATTCTCTATCATCTAAGTATTGTCCATGCGGAACCGTATGATCATGCGTATGCGTTTGAGGAGTTACTGGATGGGTGTGTTTAAAATTCCAAACTGGCAAAAACATAGGAGGGCAATAAGGAGGACATCCAAAGAAAAAAGCAAATCCAGTAATCAAAGGTTCGACTGTAGCACCCATTACTGCTAAATTAAAAGACTCCATGGCTATAGTAAAAATACCATTCGGTTCCATTGCGTAACCGGGTATTATATCACGAGAAATAAGCTGAACAGCTTTATCTGCAACAGTCAAAGCTTGCCCACTACCAACCCATTGTGGACCGTTTACAACCGTTTTAGATGATCCAGAATGAGTTGTTTGTAATCGCATAGAGCGAGTTATTAAAGATGGTGCAGAAAGATTCCCATCTATTCTCAAGCTTCCTAATGTGGTAAAGTTTCCATTTACAGCCAATGCACCTGTAACCAAAGTATGATTAGCATCTAGTTTTATACCCTCTGTTCCGCTTCTATCGTTTCCATAAATGTTAACATTTTTTCCTTTTATAGAGGTTACATTATCTGATGCAAAAACAGCTTCTGCGGATCCGGCAGTAATCGTTACGCTTCCAAACTGCATTTCACCATGACCTTTGGTAAGTATGTCGAGACCGGGACTTCCTGCTTCTAATAAAATTTTTTCTGATGCATGTAAGTTAAAATTTCCAACCTTTGTTGCTGGATTTGTTTTTACAATTCGTTTTGCACTGCCTTTGCCACTAACTGCCATATATGCTTTTGTGGATTTGTCTGGCTCATGTCTAAATTCTCCGCTATGAAAAGTTCCAGTATCAACATAAGCAGGAGAGTTGTTTATACCAAGTCCAGTTTTTATTGTAAGATCTCCGGAATATATTTCTGCTTTGTTACCGCCTTTTAATTTTGCTGCCTGTTTATCAATTTCTTCCGATCTTTTTTTAAATTCTTCAATTGCTGCTTTGTTTCCTTCTTCTAATTTTTTTTGTGGCGATTGTATTTTTCCATTTTTACATCCTTTGTTTCCACAAGTACCGCCCAATAAATCCTGTCCAGTAGCTTCATCCAGCATAGGAGCTATTAAAAAATTATATATACTCTGTAAAACATCTATGGCAAACGCTCCAACATACGGAATCAAATACTTTCTTAAAGTTTTAAAAAGTCGAGTGCCAAATCCGCTTTTTCTGTTTACCAAATATTTTTTTGCACATGTTGGACATTCTACTTCATCGCCTTTGGTACTTTTGATTTTATCAACTTTTTTTTGTTCTATCTCTTCATAGATTTTATCCAATGCTTTTGCTGCTTTTATCTGTTCTGATGTTTGTTTTCCGGTAACAACAACATCATCATTTTGCATATATACGTATTTTGTGCCACGAACTTTTTCTACTTTATTTCCACGGGTGTCTATATAAACATTTGAACCATTTAAACTTATATCTCCGTGCGTTTCGATTCCAATACCGCCACCAGTCATATACATTCGACTGTTTCCGCTATATACTTCCGTTCTAGTTTCTGTCGTTGGAACAGAACTACTATTATCTTTTTTGACACCTCCAGAAAAAACAACCCCTCCACCAAAAGTTTTTATTGCATCGTGATGTCTTACTTCTCTTTTTTTACTTGTTGTTCTTGTATTTGGATTTTTTGGATTTTGTAATAACATAATATATTAAGCAAAAAGGGTATCAATTCTGCTAGGATCATTTTGAAGTTCTTGACTTATAGAAGATGGATCAGTAACTTGGGCAAAATATATAGGTCTTTGTATATCGCCCCCATAAAAAAATACCCAAACTTTTGCTAGATGACTTATTGTAGAAAATGTTCCAGTTGCAGTTCCTGCTCCACCATAAGGAGCAGCACTGTTTCCGTCTGCGAAATCGTTTGGCTGACTGGGTGT